CAACAATTGTTGTGATATCACTTTCCGCAGCTCCATTATAGGGGTTTGTTTCGTCATAAATCCTTCCTGTCTCTCGGTCAAAGAGGTGACTGATCATACCTTGCAAAAAAGCAGGGATTGATCGGGATTTCTTAAAACCTAAGAAATCCTTTGAGTCAATATACCCATTCTGAAGGCTTCTTTCGAAGTCACGACAGAAATTGGGCAGGGTTATCGTTAAAAAAGATATCCCTTCCTCCACGACCCGTGATCTTATCGTTTCAAGGTCACGTAAATCAGAGACATCAGCGATGCACTTGGCGGAGGCGTCTATATAGACGCATTCCACCAACTTCAGTAAGTCACTTACGTTGCTTTTCATGCCTCCTCCATTATTTGGGGGTAAGCATCAAGCCACGTATGTTTGCCATGTTCTCGGTATCCTATGATACCGAGCAATCAGTACCATCGGAAGACAGAGATAGGCAATTTAGGATCAGGATTCCTGACCCCAAAGCTTATCGACGTTTCCAGATGTTAGCCAGGCCTGAAAGCCGGCTACAAGCTGTTCTGCTTGTGCCTGAGTAAACCCATAACTGGGTCTATCCAAGAACAACGTAGAAAGACATCGTGTCATAGTCGTTGGTTGAATCCAACGGGTTTGTCACGACAGCTCGCTGATCGAGACGGACTAAAGAGCGAATATGCCCTTTGGCCGCCGTAGTATGAGAAACGGACAGAGTATAACTCTGATCGCCTTTCATATAAACAGCCGAACGATCCTTTTGGGAAACGCGCGGCATCGACTGAGCGACAGCATTGATTGTAACTGATTGTGGATCGGAAAACATAGTGGTTGACCTCCAAAGTTATATCGGTGGTTGAACCATATCCGATCGTCCATTTACCGAAGATGAACGAATCTTTGCTAAGGGACATGGTAGATAGACACTAGTGGATTTCCTCTGGCGGCACGCTATACGCGTGTTACACCAAGAGCCGCTAGTATCGCCATTTGCTTGGGACTTAAATTGTCCCAAGACAGGCCGAATCCATATGGACTACTTGCTTCTTTTCGCCGTTTGGTCTCCAAAGTACGAGACCAATTCAGCGTACGATACCCGCCTGAGTCGATGTTAAACGGTACAAACTGTTTAAACTCGATACTTTCGGCGTAATGGGTGGTCGTATACAAGTATCGGCAGACTAGATCATCTGACATACTATCCTGCAGGACTTGAAGATCATGTCCTACAGGGGTAAGCCAGTCGACTAGCCATGACCAGGGAACAGCTTGATAAATGTGATACGGATTGATACGGGCACCGTGAATCGCTAAAGCGCGACGAACGAGACCCAACCCTCCCCATTCGGGAGAATTAACATCAAATTCCGGGATGTAGTACCTAAAAGTGCCCACAGATGTGGACACTTTCTGAATCTTGTGACGGTATTCCCAAGTAGGGGTACCGACCCAAGTATCATTGGCGGGCGAGGTATTCAGGGGCCACACATTGTGGATTCCTGTACCAGACCAGCCAGGTACTGGTTCATCTAATTCAACATTTTCAAGGATCGAACGTCGTCGAATCCACTGACCGTTTTCTTTACTAAC